AGCCGTCGACGACGCACTCAACGAGGAGACGCAGGGATGATCAGCGCAGCCCTACCTCCGGAGGAAGCCCCGACCGATCGCCGGTCCGTGCTGCCTCGCCCAGCCAATGCTCGATCGCCGCGAGCGCATTGCACACTCCGCCATCGTCGAGCCACGGCGAATACAGGTGCTGCACGATTGTTCGCGCCTCGTACAGCACCAGCACCTGACGCCGCAGCTCGTTCCGCCTGTCGTCCGAGAGTCGTTGCATGTGCTGGTCTCGTAGCGCATGATGGCGGGCCACGATTCTTGCGCGTCTCTGCAGATGCTTCTCGTTTCGGTCCGACTCGACGTGCGCCGCGTCTCGTGCCGCCTGCTCACGTCGTAAGCGGTCGACAAGCCGATCGAAGTCATTCTCACTCACTCGCGCACACTAACGCGCACCACCGACAGGACACTCCACATGACCGAGCCCGACCGTTCCGACCCCTGCGTCCTCATCGGCGCAGCGATCTGGACACTCCTCGTCCTCATCCTCGCCATCGTCATCGTGACCGCCATCTAATGCCCGCCGGCGTCCACCCCCACTGCGACATCTGCGGAAGCACACTCAACTCCTGGGTAGTCCGTGTCTGCCATCGCTGCGAGACACAAACGGCAGTTACAGTTAACTCTGTTACTGATGCCCCGCCTGAGGAGATCCCTTGTCGACGCTCGTCGCCGTCCTCACAATCGGACTGATCGCACGCCTCACCAGGCTCTGCGTCGCCGACCAACTCACCTACGGCATCCGCGCCCGGATCGTCGTACGCCTCGGCCCCGACCACCCACTCTCGTACCTCACGACCTGCTCGTGGTGCCTGAGCGTGTGGATCGGGGCCGCAGTCAGCTGCGCCGCATACTTCTGGGCCGACACCCGCTGGTGGTTCATGGTCGCACTCGCTGGCACCGCATCACTGATCACCGGATGGGCCGCCAACTGGCTCGACCCCGCACCCGAAAGCGAGGACGCGTGATGACGCCCCTGCCCGGCACCCTGCACATCGCGTGCGGCCAGTGCGGCGACACCATCGCACTGCTCGTCCAGCCGACCACCGTGCATCCCACCGGATGCACCGACCCCACCACAGTCCTGTCCGTCGACACCCGCCTGCTCGACGCCCACAACACCAGCCACCACCCGACGAAGGAGGCGTGATGGGACGCGCACCCGACTCCAACGCATCGATGTACGCGCCCCGCCGCCGCGCACCACTCGGCCGCCGCCTGCGCGTACCCGACGGCGCCCAAGTCATGCACGCCGCGAAAGACCCCAACACCCCATGGCCAGCGATCACCGCATCCGCCCAAGTTCTGTCCAAGCGGAAGATGGACCGCAAGGTCAAACGAGCCCCCGTCGAAGGCTGGCAGAACGACGCATGGGCGATGCGCGCCGAGACCGGCGAACTCCGCTTCATCGGCGACCGCCAAGCCAACGCCTGCTCCCAGGCCCGCCTCTACGTCGGGAAGAAGGAAACTCCGAGCAGTGACGTCGTCCCCGTCGACGACGGCAGCATCCCCGCACAACTATCGGCCGCACTGTTCGCGAACGCCGGCATGGTCGAACAAACCCTCCGCCGCGCCGCGCAGCACCTGATCTTCAACGGCGAATCGAACCTCCTCATCCGCGAAGACGAGAACGGGCAACTCACCTGGGACGCGCACTCGATCACCGAGATCACCGGCAGCCCTGGCCGCTGGAAGCTCAACAACGGCGTCGACAAGCCCCGCGACATCGGCGACGACGAAATCCTCATCCGCGCCTGGCGTGCCGACCCCGAATACTCGGCGCGCGCCGACGCACCCGTCCGGGCGATCCTTTCGACCGCCCGTGAACTCCGCGCCATGAGCATGTACGTGTCCGCGCAGATGGAGTCCCGCCTCGCAGGCTCCGGGCTGCTGCTCATTCCAGACGGTCTCGAGTCGATGCACTCGCAAGGCGGCGACGATGACGACGACTTCGACCTCGCCGACGAACTGACCGACTACCTCGTCGAAACGGTCAAGGACCGAGACCTCGCATCGAGCATCGTGCCGTTCATGCTGACCGGTAACCCGGACCTCATCGAGAAGGTCCGGCACATGACGTTCTCCACCGAACTCGACCAGCAGGTCCCAGACCTGAGGGACGAGTCGATCCGCCGCATCGGCCTCGGCATGGACTCCGACCCCAGCGTGCTGCTCGGACAGGCGTCCAGCAACCACTGGTCCGCGTGGGCTGTCGACGAGAACGAAATCAAGTTCGGGGTGCAGCCGATCGTCGCGATCATCTGCCATGCCCTCACCGTCGGTCTGCTGCGGCCACTGCTCGTCGAGCAGGGTGTCTCGGACCCGGACCTGTACTCGGTCTGGTACGACACGACGCCGCTCCTGGTCCGCCCGGACCGGTCGAAGGACGCCCAAGCCTTGTACGACAAGGGCGTCATCTCCGATGCGGTCCTGCGGCGCGAGAACGGGTTCGACGACACCGACGCCCCGAGCGATGAGGAACGCACCCGCGCGATCATCCGGGAACTCCTGTCGACTCGCTCGGACCTCATCGACAAATGGCTCCCCGCCCTCGGGATCGTCGTACCCGGTGTCACCGACAACCCTGTCCGCGTCGACGACACCCTCTCCGACGCGGTCCTCGAACAGCAGCAAGACAACAGCACACCGCCGGCCCCCGACACAACACCCGCGGTGGCACCCGAAGCGGACAACGGCCCACCGATTCCGGGGGAGACGGAGGCAAGCCAGTGACAGACACCGCCCGCGACGTGCTCCTCGCCTGCGACATGGCCGTCCGCCTCACCCTCGAAGCCGCAGCCCGCTCCATCCGCAACCGCCGCGGCCGCGCCGCCCGCGCACTCTACGACGGAGTCCCCGACGACAAGCTGTACCTCGCGCTCACACCAGCACCAACAGTCGCCGAATGGGAACGCTTCGCCGACACATTCACCCGCTGGTGGGGCCTGCCGTCCGTCCTCGCCGACACACCGCGGCAACGGGCCTACATGGTCGCCTGCCACGAATACGTGCGCGCGGCGATCCTGTCGCAGACACCGCACGACGTCGACGCCCTCCACGCATTCCTGGCAGAAGCCGATGCGGTCGCACCCGCCCGCTAGCCTGTCCCGCATGGCAGCCGAACACCGGCTCGTCCTCGCCGAAACCAGCATCGAGGACGCAGTCGTCGCCGCGATGCGCGCCTGGCTCGACGCCGCACGCGTCCTGATCATCGCCGATGCCGCCAACCAACTCGGACTCACCGCCGCCGGACGGCACCGCCAGCCCGAACCCATCGGCCCGGACGTCCCGATGGCGACACCCGGCGTCAACCCCGAAGCCGCGGTACAGGCCGCGACCGGAGCCTGGAACGACTGGCGACGAACGATCGACAACAACGTCCTCCCCGCGGTGTCGATCGCGTTCGGCGACGCATTCCAGCAGTACCGCCTCGAACACCGCGACACCGGCAGCTTCACCCCGCAGATGCAGTACATGGAGACCGTCGCCGACCGCCTCCGAATCTGGCCGGAAGGAGCATTCGAAGAGATCCGCCCCGAACTCGTCGAAGCCCTCGCCAACGCAGAGACGATCGAGCAGATCACCGACCGCGTCGGCATGGTCCTCGGCATCGACAAAGACCAGCGCGCGATCAAGGCCCGCATCAACGAGATTGAAACGATCCTCGACGATCAAGACAACGGGCTTGATAAGGACGAAATCAAGTCTCTCCGCGCCGAACGCCGCGCCCTGTGGGAAGCCCACGACGAGGAAGAAACCCGCTGGCGGTGGAAAGCGCGACGCATCGCACGCACCGAAGCACACGGCGCCGTCAACGCGGGCGCGCTGGCCGCCGCTAGACAATCACAGGCAGCGACGGGCGACCGCTACTGGAAGCGATGGCTCGCAACCGACGACGTCCGCACCCGCGCATCCCATCGCGTCGCCGACGGGCAGACGGTGCCGCTCGATGAGAAGTTCCGCGTCGGCGGATTCCTCCTCGACTTTCCCGGCGACCCGATCACCATCGCGCCGCACGAGACGATCAACTGCCTAACCGACCCGGATACGCCGATCGCCACAGACAGAGGGCCGAAGCGGGTGGCCGACATCCAGATCGGCGACCGCGTGCTGACGCACCGAGGGCGGTTCCGCCCCGTGGTTCGGCTCGCACCGTCCCGGACTCACTCAGGCGACGTCGTCTGCCTCGACGTCGGCGACGGCGTTCTTCGCCTGACGGAGAACCATCCGGTGCTGACGGACCAGGGCTGGGTGATCGCTGGGGAACTCAGCCGAGGCCGGATCGTCCTTTGCGCCTCTCCGATTGAGCTCGGCCATGGTTTCGAAGAGCCGAGTCTGCTCGGCGAGCGCCGCAGCAGCGCGCGGACCACGTCCGCCACGGACCCCGACGGGCCAGTTCGCGACGAGTGCGGCATGGCGCTTCTTGATGACGAGGTATGGGAGCAGTGCCGCGCACAGCTCGGTCGCCTGAGAGTTGGTGACCTGCCAGCGGAACATCTTGGACCAGCCGTCCTTGAACGGCTTCCCATTCGTGTAGACGATCCCGACACCGGTGACCTCGTGGAGAAAGCGGATGATGCCCTCGTGGCTGTTCACCGCCAGAACCTTCGCGTGGTAGTTGAAGGGCCGAGCGGGGTCCTGTCCCTTGCTGCGCGCACGACCGATGGTGATCGTTCCCTCGCCGTCGATGAAAGCAGCGATGTAGGCGGCAGTGACGGGATCGAGTTTCATCCCACTATACTACCTCGCACAGTGGTGCGTTACTGGGTTGAACGCGCTGATCAAGTCCAGTTGTTCAACTTCGCAGTCGATGAGGACGAGTCCTATGTTGCGAACGGAATCGTCGTCCACAACTGTCGATGCACCATCCTCATCTACCACGACGACGCGCTGCAGGATGAGTTGCAAGGGCCCGACGGAAGTATGGGGGAAGTACGGCCCGAAGGTGTCCGCATCGGCCCCGATGATCCTGACGATGTGCAGGCCGCGGTCGAGAAGGTCGTCGAGGACGAGCATCGTGCGCGGCCAGTCGCACCGGATGACCGCGGAGAAGACCACGGGCAGACACCGCCGGCCGCTCCGGAACCCGTCGAACTGACCGACGAACGAGAGACACCGGTCGGTCCGGCACCAGACCTGGCGTCGTTCTCCGATGACGAACTGCTGGACCTGATGCGCGAAAAGGTCCGCTCCGACGACGGCGTGTACGAGGCGGCGATGGCCGAGTACGACCGCAGGCAGGACGACCGCGACGACTGACGTCCACCGGACCGTACCGGCGGTGGTGGATACTGGCAGACGAGAATGTCGCTGGCGGTAGGGGCCGGACACCCGAAACACCAGGGAGTCCCGCCATGCCCGACACTCTCGCCGCGATCACCGCTGCTGGCGTCGTCTACGACCGCTCCGATTTCGCCGACCCGCACCTCGACGGGCCGACCGCGCTCACTGTCACCGCGGACGGTCGAGTCTTCGGTCACCTCGCCGCCGCCGGTACCTGCCACATCGGGTACGGCGATCGCTGCGTCACCCCACCGACGAGCAAGAGCGGATACAAGTACTTCCACCAGGGAGTGGTCCGCACCAAGGATGGTGACCTCCCGGTCGGGAAGCTCACGATCGGCACCGGACACGCCAGCCTCGGACAGGACTCCGTCGCGGCGGCCGCTCACTACGACAACACCGGTACGGTCGTCGCCGCAGTCCGCGCCGGAGAAGACGCACACGGCATCTGGCTCGCCGGCCGTATCGTCCCGGGCACCCCGCCGGAACGGATCGACGAACTCCGCCGATCCGGAGTATCGGGGGACTGGCGCGGAATCGACGGGAACATGGAGCTCGTCGCGGCGCTCGCGGTGAACGTGCCGGGCTTCCCGGTTCCGCGGACCGAGGAACTCGTCGCCGCCGGCGGGGTCGCATCGCTGGTAGCGGCGGGTGTGGTCGCTCCGGATGCTCCGATGTCGGGGGAGGACTTGGAGCAGATGGTCGCGTCGGCGGCCGAACGGATCGTCGACGAGCGCCTCGCGGAGCAGCGGCGGCGGGCCGCGATCGTCGCGCGGGTCGAGCCGATCGTCGCGTCGGCGGGTGTGGACCGCCGTCAGCGTGTGGTCGCCAACGTAGAGCGGGTGCAGGCGGCGCGCGCGGCCGAGGACGTCGACGCGCTGACTGCCGCGGTCGATTCCGGGATCCCCGGCCACCTGCCCCGCGATCTGAAGAACTATTGGACCAAGGGCGCCGGACTGTCGCGGTGGGCGACGTCTCCTCATCCGTACACCGCGCTGACTCGTGCCCTGCGATCGGAGTTGCCGGCGAAGGCGCAGCACATGGTGAATGGGCTGGCGGCGAACCTGTTCAAGGCGGTGTTCGGGATCTACCCCGGCCAGCGGAAGGAACTCACCGCGGCGTCGGGTCGCCGTGTCCGCACGCAGGAGGGTGCAGATCGGTTCGGTGTGTCGGTGGGGGATCTGATCCCGGAGGCGGTCGAGCAGGCCCAGCAAGTCGGTGGTGACTTCGCAGAGGCCGCGGGCAACGACATCGCGAAGATGATCGACCCGAGCCGCAAGAACAAGCCGAAGCCGCCAGCACCGAAGGACGCGGTCTCGGAGCCAGCGCCGAAGCCCGACCCCAAGACTGAATCGAAGGCGAAGACGGCCGAACCGGTCGCCGCTCCGAAGAGCGGCCCCGGCGCCCTCGTCCCTGAAGGTGACGAGGCCGCGAAACCGTTTACGCAGGATGTCACTCCTGCGCCTGCGGAGAAGGCCGAGGACCTCGATCACGGCCCAGACGGTGCACCTGTCGTCCCCGACGACGCCCCTCCGGCCCGACTCGAGGGGACCGGTCCGATGGACGAGGACCAGTCTCCCTACTCGGGCGCGCTCGGCGGAAAGCTCCTGTCGTTCGATGACGGTAAGGCGTACTACGACGACGGTTCCTGGACCGACGGAGAGCAGTGGCATATCGGCGACGCTCCGACCCAGACTGAATCTGATCCGGCCGCGGCACTGACCGAAGCCGACGTGTACGACCCGGGAGACCCGGCAGCGAACCCCGAAGGCGCAGCAGACGGGGCCAGCATCGATGAAGGCTCTCCGACGCCGGGCACCGAGGTCACCGACACCGAGGTCCCTGCACGTACGGACGGCTCCGGCTACCTCGAGGAAGACCAGGTCCCGGAGACCGGCGCCTACGGTGGCGCGCTCGTCGACTACAGCGACGGCGTCGCGTTCTACGACGACGGCACCGACACCGACGGCACGACGTGGCGGCACTCCGAACCCTACGAGGACCCGGAAACGATTGCCGCGTCCGCAGTCCGCCACGCCCGCATCATGCGCAGACTCGGGTACACGGTCGCGAACCCCCGCCCAAAAGCCTGACCGCTGCCGGACGTCGGCGCGCACTTACCGCTGCTGGTGTGCGCCGCGTCCGGACCGCAGCGGGCGCCGCACGCTACAAGCAGCCCATCGGATCCATCATCGTCACCCAAGGCGGTGGCAAGAAGCCGCTGAACCTGTCGCACATGGACGACGGGCACCTCATGGATCTCATGCACGACCAGATCGCGCAGCAGAAGAACCCGGACATCTACGAGGCGGCCGCCGCTGAATGGTCGCGCCGGCAGCCCCCGTTGGAAGAACCGAGTGCACCGTTCCCCGATCCGTGGGATGAGCCCGATCCAACGCGCACCGACCGACTCGACATGATGACCGCCGAGCGCGATGCTGCCTACGCGCGACTGGCGTCCGGCGCGCACGTCACCGACAGCGAGTGGCAGGACGACGCCGACCGCTACGAGGTGTACTCCGAACTCATCGCGAACGAGCAGAAACTCGCCGCGACCAACTCGACGCCGCAGGGTGCGGTTCCGGGTCTGGTAGAGGAACGGCCGCAAGGTGACGGCGCATCGACGGTCGAGGTCTCAGCCGCGACGCGGAAACGGTGGGCGATCATGGAGCAGGCCGACCAACTCGCCGAAGCCGAGGGGATCAGCTACGAGGACGCGCTCGGTCGCGTTCAGGGCCTCGACCCCGAACAGGTACGACGTCGTGAAGCAGTCCGTCGCGGCACCGAACTCGGGTACTCGTCGACGAGTTTCAACGCGCTTGTCGACGAGATCCATCATCAGTACGTCTCCGAGATGGAACTCCGGATGGAGGACGCCACAAACGGGCACTTCATCGCCACTGAGCACAAGAACAACCCCGAGTTCTGGAAGTGGTGGAACAACAACGGGAAATCACTGTTCTCGATGACTGATGCTGAGGCTCGCAAGTACCTGTCTCCTGAAGCTCGCGAGTACCTGGATTCGATCGGTGGACGCGTCACCAAATCAGATGTGGTCGCGCTGATAGAGCAGGGTAAGCTGAGTGAGAACTTCGAGCCTGACTCTATCCAGGCAGCGTTTTCCAACTCGGAGACCAGATTCCGTCGAGGGGACTACCTCCAATGACTACTACCCGGGAACAGTTTGCGCAGGCGCAGCACGCCGGGGCAACGTCGTCGCTCGATGACGCCTGCCCGTACACAGGTCTTCTCGCGCGGGCATGGCGGGATGCACGTCGAGAGATGGTCGCCGAGCGTCGTGAGGCCATGATGGCAAGGGCGCGCGGTGGGATGTAACTGCGGGTCGGGCCGTAAGGTCGTCGTGTACGAAGCGACGCGCTCCAACGGGACGGTGAAGCGGTATCTCACTCAGCGTGAGGCCGAGTCTGATGTGGCCAAGAACGGTGGCTCGTGGCGGCAGGTGACGCAGACCGTGCGGTGAACGCGCTACTCTGAGACTCGATAGCCGCTGGCGGTAGGGGCCGGGCACGCGCGAAATGCGCTCCCCGAGCCTCAAGGAGCACCCCGTGGCTACTCTCAACCTCCAGGCCATCCTCGATCAGACCGCGGGCAAGACCGCGGAAGACGTTGCTGGCATCGTCAAGGCCGCAGCATCCGCCGAAGGCGTCGACCGGGACCAGATCACCGCAGTCATGGACGAGGCGGTCGAGAAGTTCCAGGCGCTCAACGATCAGGACGACCTGAAGGGTGACGACCTCGCAGCGTTCGAACTGATCGGCGAGGTCATCACCGCGACCCGCGCCGTACAGACCGAACTCGCTGAGGCCGACGCCGCGGCGAAGGCCAAGCGTGACGAACTCGCGGCGAAGGTCCTCGGCACCGACGAGACCGCCGAGACCCCCGCCGAGGCGGAGGACCCCAGCGATGACGACGCGCAGACCGACAACACCGCGGCCGACACTGCTGACGAGGCCGCAACCCCGGAGGCCGCGCCGGAACCGGTGACCGCATCGGCGAAGCCGCTGCCCCGGATCAACCTCGCCACCATCAAGGGCAAGGCGCCCGAACCCAAGCCCGTCGAGACTCCGTCCGGACTGGCGATCACCGCCGCCGCCGGCGTCCGCGGCGTCGAGAACGGCGCCAACCTCGACATGGACGGCCTCGTCGCCGCCGTCCAGGCCCGCATCCAGGGCATGCCGCGCGGAGGCAACGGCTACGTCAAGGACGGTGTCGCACAGATCGCGGTCACCTTCCCCGAGGACCTCGTCGCGTCCGGCGACGGTGACGACACCCGAGTCATCAATCACGCCGGAGACCAGAACCGTCTCGACGGTGGACTGGTCGCATCCGGTGGTTGGTGCGCACCCAGCGAGACGCTGTACGACCTGGCTCCGATGCTCGCCGATCCCAACGCCGGACTCATCGACGTCCCCGAGACGCAGGTGAAGCGTGGCGGCATCAACTTCACCCAGGGAGTCGACTTCGCATCGGTGTGGGCGGGCAACGCCGGCCTCATGCAGACCGAAGCGCAGGCCGAAGCGAACGAAACCAAGGCGCTGTACCGGCCCACCTGCCCCGAGTTCACCGATGTCCGCGCGGACGTCATGTACTCCGGCATGACTGTCGGGTTCCTGCAGAACGACGCCTACCCCGAGACCACGAAGGACGCGCTCGCCGGCGTGACCGCGGTGCACGCGCACCGCTTCAACGCCGAGACCATCAAGCGGATGGCCGCCGCGTCGACCGCCGTCGACCTGACCGGCAAGATCGGCCCGTCGGCGACCGGGTCGATCCTCAACGGCATCGGCCTGCAGATCACCGACTACCGGTACAAGTACCGTGCACCGGAATCGCTGGTCCTCGACGTCGTCCTCCCGATCTGGACCAAGGAAGTCGCACGCGCCGACTACAGCCTGCGCGAAGGCATCCCGCTCGAGAACGTCACCGATCAGATGATCGCGAAGTGGATCGCCGACCGCGGCGGCCGAGTCCAGTGGGTCTACGACTGGCAGGACGCCTACACCGGTGTCACTGGCGGCTTCGGGTCGACGACTGCGATCACCGAGTACCCGACCAGCGTGGAGGCACTGATCTACGTGTCGGGCACGTTCGTCCGCGGCCGCGGTGAGGTCGTCAACCTCGACATGGTCTACGACTCGGCCGAGGTCCAGAAGAACGACTACTTGCAGATGTTCATGGAGGAGAAGCTGCTCGTCGCCAAGCGCGCGTACAGCTCGCTCAAGGTGAAGCTGGCGCTCGGGGTGAACGGCACCGTCGGTGCCGCGCAGGTCCTCGATAGCAACGGCAAGGTCGTCCCGGCGACGCCGTAGTGACGTCGGGTCGGGTACCGATGACCGCCCCCGTCCGGTACCCGGCCCGGCAACCACCGCCCCTTCTGACTTGAGGAACATCTGATGGCAGTCGCCCCGCCCCTCTTGATCCCCACCCCGCAGCTCGCGCCGCCGCGGGGCGGCCTGCTGTCGGTCGCCGACATCGTCGGCCCAGGGGATCTGCACTGGCAGAACGGCGTCGAGTACGCCACCAATCCCACGCCTGGCGGTGTCGCCGACGAAGTGTCATGCGACCCGATCGACCCGGCCGACCTTCCCGAGGGCGTCCCGGTCGTGACCGACGACCCGCTCCGTGTCCACACCGGATTCACATGCAAGCACCCCGGACTGACCCGCGACGAAATCCAGGCGTACGCGCGTAACAAGCTGGCCGCCGGTGAGGGGCCCGCCGTCGAGCGCGGTGTGTGGCCGACGATCATCGCCGACGCGACCACGATCGCCGGAACCGGTGCGGTGTCGCTGCTCGCAGGGCTCGGCGACCTCGAAGCGTGGCTCTACGAGTCGTACGGCGGCACCGGAGTGATCCACGTGCCCCGCGGCGCGCTGCCGTTCCTGGTGAAGGCGAAGCAGATCGTCGTCGGCAGTGGAGGCTCACTGACGACCGTGCTCGGCACCAAGGTCAGCGCCGGAGCCTATCCCGGGACCGGGCCATCCGCCGCCGAGCCCGCGGCCGGCGCGGCGTGGATCTCGGCGACCGCCGCGGTCCAGGTTCGACGCTCCGAAACCAAGGTCCGCACCGACAACGGGGCCGCCTACTTCGACCACCGCGACAACAGCGTGATCGGCCTGGCGGAACGCCTCTACGTCGTCAGTTGGGAACACCTGGCCGCCGCTGTTCAGATCACTCTCGAGGAGGCTCCCTGATGCCGACGATCATCCCGAAGGACCGCGCTGATTCGCAGCGTCTCGCTCGCGCGCTGCTCGACGCGGCCGGCGATCGACCGGAGCGGGTCCGCACCATCAACCCGCGCGGGCGCCTGGCGTTCGTCGTCGACGACGAACTCGCCGCGGCGGTCGGCACCGGAGACTACGCACCGCCGCCGGAGGCGCCGAAGAAGCGCGCACCACGCAAGACCAGCGCGAAGACCACCGACTAACGGTCCGATCGACCAACAACTGAACATCGAGATTCGCCGCTGGCGGTAGGGGCCGGGCATCGACAACGACCAGAAGAGGTCCCGTCATGCCGAACAACGTATGGCCCTCCATCCACGCCAAGATCATGCGCCTGACCAAGCTCGACAGCTGCGGACAGCCGATCACCGGGGCATCCAACAAGTCGATGCTCGTCACGAAGGGCATCGTCAAGATCAGCATCACCGCCGAAACCGAGGACGGTGAGGACACCGTCAAGAAGAACGGCAACGGCGAGATCTGCGTCCAGCACAAGGACCCCGACCAGATCAAGTACCTCGCCCCCGAGATCGAGTTCTGCGGCGTCGACCCCGAAGCGTGGTCCATGATCACCGGGCAGCCACTCGTCCTCGACGGCGCGGGCGATGCGGCCGGCATCAAGATCAGCTCGGCGCCGATCGAAGCGAACTTCGCGTTGGAGGTGTGGACCGATGTTCCCGGCGCCGCGTGCGGTGCGGGAGGCAATCAGCCGTTCGGATACTTCCTGCTCCCGTTCGTCGGGTCGGGCAAGGTCGGCGACATCGAACTGTCCGTGTCGGCCGCCGAGTTCACGCTGTCGGCGCAGACCAAGCCCGGCACCGGGTGGGGCGTCGGCCCGTACGCGGTTGTCCGCGACGAGGACAACGCCGCCGTGCCGCTGCTCGAGGCGCTGACACCGCAGGATCACGCGATCATGCAGACGGTGACCGTGGCTCCGCCGACCCCGACGGACGGCGCAGTGGAACTGACGCCGGTGACCCCGCCGACCGGACCGTAATTGAACACCCACGGAGGGCGCGCACTGGCCGGACGGCCGGTGCGTGCCCTCTCGTCGTATCGGATCAGAGGGAGACAGTAGATGAGTTTCTGCGGGTGGCCGGTGACGATCCCGGCCGAGTACGCGGAGCGGTGGGCCGAGGCGACGCCCGAGCAGCAGGACCGGGCGACAGCGCTCGCCGGCCGCGTCTTGTGGGCGCTGACCGGGCAGGTGTTCGGGGTGTGTTCGGCGACGGTGCGGCCGTGCTTTCAGCCGCAGCGCGGCGGCTCCCTGTACCGCGGGTTCTGGCCCGGAGTGTCGGTGACACCGGGGGCATCCGGTCCGTGCGGCTGCTCCGACGGCTGCACCGAGGTCGGCTATGACCGCGTGTCCCTGCCGGGGCCGGTCGCCGCGGTGGACGAGGTCATGATCGATGGCGTCACGATCGATCCGGCCACCTATCGGGTGCAGGATCGTCGGTGGGTGCACCGTGTTGACGGTCAACTGTGGCCGACGCACCAGGATCTTCATGCCCCGGACGACGGTCTGGGTGCGTTCACGATCCGCTACCAGCGGGGTATCCCGCTCACTGATGACGCGAAGGCCGCCGCCGGGCGCCTGGCGGTCGAGTTCCTCGAAGGGATGGCGGGTGGGGCGTGCAAGCTCCCGGACCGCGCGACATCGGTGTCCCGGCAGGGAGTATCCATCGAGTTGGCAGACATCCGCGAGTGGTTCACCAACGGTGTCACCGGCGTCGCGGAGGTCGACCTGTGGATCATGGCCGTCAACCCGAACAGGTCGAAGCGGCCAGCCCGAGTCACGTCGCCGGATCGTCGCCGCACCGTCGTGAGGATGCAGTGATGGAATGCTCCCCGTACGTGCTCGCGGCGTCGTTGCTTGCGAACCTGCAGGCAAACCTGGCCGACACCCGGGCCGGTGCCGCTGACCGTATCGCGGTGTACCCGCACCAGGAACCGGCGGTCGAGTTCTGCGACTCGATGGCATGGGTCGGTATCGGTGCGATTGGCCCAGCGCAGACGAAACCCGTCGGTGGATGCGGAGTTCTCACGTGGCGACTCACGCTGACGATGGGCGTGCACCGCTGCTACCCGGTGACCGAGGACGGATCGGCACCGGATGCGGCCGCGGTGGACTCAGCGGCCCGCGACATCCTCGATGACGGCGAAGCGATGCGCCGCGCGGTCACGTCAGCGTTCGAGGACGAGCAGCCCCAGATCACGGGATGGCGGCCGGTCCCGCCGCAGGGCGGGTCGCATGGATCACGGATGGACGTCCAGGTCGAAATGGCTTGGGGCGCGTACACCGAACCGCGGGCGCCGATGCTGCCGGGAGACCCGCGTCAGCCGTGACGAGAACGGTGAGGGCCCGCACGCTTCCCCTGAAACCGTGCGGGCCCTCTGCACCAAACTCGACCAAGAACCAGATGCACCACCGACGATACCGCACGAGTGACAGTTCAACAGTTACTGTGGACCGTATGAGTGAAGTGACCGTCAAAGCCATCCAGCCCGTGCTCGGCCTCGCCGACGGCGACGTCGTCACCATCGAACGCACACCCCGCATCGACACCGCGATCAAGGCAGGCCGTCTCGTCGTCCAGGACCAGCCGGTCCAGACGACCGACGTCGGCACCACGAGCGACGACCCCGAACCGGTGCCCGACGACAGTCCGCAGCCGGAAACCGCTGAGGCCCAGTCGGAGCAGCCGCGCGTCAAGCGGGTGAAGAAGCTCGCAGGCCTCGACAAGGACACCGATGGCTAGCGTCCGCCTCAACCGCGCGAACTACCAGCGCGCGACTCAGGCCGCCGGCCGCCGCTGGGCTGACCGGGTCGGCAACGACGTCGTCGACGAGGCACGGAAGCGGTGCCCGGTCGATGAGGGAACCTTGCGGGCGTCGATCACTCACGTCACCACAGTCCGAGACGGATCCGCCAAGGTCGTCGTCGGGTCACCGCTGCCGTACGCCGAGTACTTCCACACCGGCACCGGCATCTACGGGCCGAAGGGCACACCGATCACGCCGGTCACCCGCCAGGCCCTCAAGTTCAAGTGGGACGGGCCCGGCGGCGCGACCCGCTCGAAGGACAAACGCGGCTACGTGTTCGCCAAGTCCGTCAAGGGCATCAAGCCCAATCCGTTCCTGGCCGACGCACTGCAGTCCGTCATGGGCGTCGTCCGACGCCGCACCCGATAGAAAGAAGGCACCCCGAATGGCTACTGCTCCCGCTCGCACCGCACCGAAGGCACGCTGGGCGAAGTTCCTCAACGAGCAAGGCATCGATGTCCCCGACAGCGCGACTCGCGCCGACATGATCGACCTGTGGCGACTGAACCAGGACGACCATGACGGCGACGTTGATGCGCCGGCCGAGGCCGGTTCGCTCGAGTATTTCCGGCCTGCTCCCGACGAGCGCCTCGCCGATCAGGTCCCCGGCGACCTCTCGTTCTCGACCGATTCTGGCGAACGCCGCGACCCCGAGAAGCTGCTGATCTCGATCGACGGGAAGCCGACGTACCTGTACCAGCCGTCGACCGCGCTGCTGATGTTGGTCGCTGGAAGCCTGTCGGCCGAGGCCCCGATCGAGGACCGTCTCCGCACCATGCTGAACCTGGTATCCCAGTGCCTCGATTCCGAAGCTGAGCGTCTCGTCCGCGCGAGGATGTTCGCCCGCGACAACAGCTTCGACGACGGACTCCTGGGGAAGCTCGTCGCGACGATCATCAACAAGTGGGCGCCGTACACGCTCGACGCCGCGGACCTCGATACGTCGTCGAAGCCGAAGGCGTCCCGGCAACAGCGTCGCGCCGCAGCACGCGCCAAGTAGCGTCCCTTGGCGCTCGGAGCGCCGTGGGCGCCCCCACCGGACCGGTGGTTGCTGGACCATCACCTCCTGAGAGTGAGAGAGCCAGCGACCGCCGGTTTCGTCATGGCGCTGATCGTCCCCGAGGATCGGGGCCCTGGCCTCTGGACGACCATCGAATGCACTCATCCTGCTGATCGGTCGGTGATCATCGAATCGATCCTCGTCGACGGCACCGACCTCGATGTCCTCGATGACGTCGCCGACACTCTCGTCGAGAAACTGATCGGCTGGAAGCGGTGGGAAGCGACATTCGTATGGCGCAAGACGATCGAGGCGTGGCCCATCGTCGACGGCGACCTCACCAGCCGCGGCGTCGACATCACCGCGATCCCACCCGCTCGCGCCACCAACACCGCCTACTCATGGTGGAGGCAGAACCTCGGCCGTGACGAGCAGGCGTGGAAGAAGTTCACCCGCGACATGACCCGGGAACCCCGCCGGATCCTGGAACGGGAAGCGTCCAAGCCAATGGACCCGGCGGTGTTCGGTCAACTGCAGGCGTTGACAGCGCGGAAACCGAAACCGGCGACCGCGGTGCCGGAGTCCACGATCACGATGCCTGACCACGTATCCTGAGCAAGAAATAGCTTTGCGCTGCTGGCGGTAGGGGCCGGGTGCTGTAGGTCCAGGAGGCCGCAGCATGACCGCACCCGGCGGCGCTTGGGCCTCCGCACACGTCGACGTCGAACTCGACTGGGGCAACCTCGACGAGGAACTGATTCGCCGTCTCGAGCGGTCAGCCCAGATCGCGCAGCGAGCGGTCAACAAGCATCTCGACAAGATCGCCACGAACGCCGAACGCACCTTCGACAAGGTGGAGCGCGGTTTCGACTCGCAGATGCGGGCGATGGAACGACGCTCAGACGTCGCGGCCCGGCAGGTCAACAAGAACCTCGGCAAGATCCGCGACCGCGACATCACGCTGAACGTCGACGTCGACGACACGCAGGCAGTCGGGCAGGTCCGCGGGGCACACCGCGCCATGCAGGCTTGGGCGTCTGCGAACCCGATCGAGTTCGGCGTCAGTGTGGACCACCGCGGCGCGCGGTCCGCTCTCGGAGGGATTCTCGGGACTCTCCAACGCGAAACGTCCCGCCGCCAGGTCAAGGTCGATATCGACGTTGATCGCAGAGGGCTAGGGCGTGCAGCCCTCGGAAGCATCGGATCGATGCTCGGAACCGTCGGTGGGAAGGCACTGACGGGGGCGAAGTTCCTCGGTAAGTGGGCGGGCATCCTCGGTAGTGCCACGATCGCTGCGGGGTCACTCGTTCCTGTCATCGGCGCACTCGGTTCCGGTCTTGTCGCTATCGGTGGGGCGGCCGGCACGGTGGCGGTGGGCGGATTGTTCGCGCTCGGAGCGGCCGGCGCGGCGGTGATGGTCGCATTCAACGGGATGGGCGACGCCATCAAATCCGCCCTCGACCCGGAAGCATCGCCAGAAGACTTCGCCAAGGCCATCGAAGGTCTGTCTCCGGCAGCCCAGTCGGTCGCTAGATCGGTACGCGGACTCGGACAAGCCTGGGAGGAAGCCGGGGTCAAAGCCGCGGTACAGGAGGCGATGTTCGCTGGCCTCGGACCGAAGATCGCAGGTCTCGGTCGCCTCATAGTGCCGCTTCGGGAATCGCTGCGCACAGTCGCTGAAGGATTCAACGACGGCGCCAACGGCGCGCTTCGGATGATCAACTCTGCGTCCGGCATGTCCATGGTGAAGTCACTTCTCGCCGACGCCGGGAACATGGGCGCGAACCTCGGGGCCGCGGTCACCGCATCGATCCCTGGGTTCCTATCCCTCGGGTCCGCGGCATCCTCGGTGATCTCGCCGCTGACTGATGGCATCGGCGCGATGGCGCAACGCTGGTCGGAGTCGATGCTGCGGATGCAGCAGGACGGGACTCTGCAAGCGAAGATGCAGGGTCTGCTCGACACCGCTCGGCAGGTCGGCGCGGCGCTGATGAAGGTCGGCGAGATCGTCGGCGGGGTGTTCCGGGCTGCTGCTGCGGCCGGCAACGGGAACCCACTCGGCAACATCATGGGGACGTTGACTGCGGTGTCGGACTGGGTTAACGGGCCCGGCCAGGCAGCGCTCACATCGTTCTTTACCTCGGTCGGTCAGGTCACGTCGACACTCGCACCGATTCTGCTGCAGGTCGCCGGGATCATCGGAGGCCAGGTTGCCCCGATGATCGCGCAGTTGGTCACGACGATCGGGCCGGTTGTCGGGGAGATCGTCACCCAACTCGGTTACGGGGTAGCCGCGCTCCAGCCCGCGATCGCACCGCTGGGCGCCGCGCTCTCGCAGATCGGGGCAGCGCTCGCTCCGGTCCTGCCAATCCTGGGTCAGCTGATCGCACAGTTCGTGCAGCTCGCGGGGCCGATCCTAGGAGCCCTCGCCCAGGCACTATCTCCGATCCTGCAGGCCGTAGGTCAGGCGCTGATCGCTGCGTTCCAAGCTCTCATGCCTGCAATCGCGCCGATCAGTAACCTGTTCGCCACGCTCGCGCCGATCATCGCGCAGATAGCCACCGTGCTCGGGCAAGTGCTCGCGTCTGCGATTACCGCGCTGATGCCGTTGTTCCAGACGTGGCTCGACGTGGTGAGTCAACTGTTCGCGGCTCTGTCGCCGATCATTCCAGTGATCGGCGAGGCCCTGGTGAGCGCGATCTCGGCGGTTGCGCCGTTCATCGAGCAGTTGGCGACGATGCTGGGCGATGCACTCGGCGCGGCGATCCAGACGATCGCGCCGCTCATCCCGCAGATCGCGTCGGCATTCATGCAGATCCTCGACGCCGTCATGCCGCTGGTGCCGATCCTCCTGCAATTGGTGCTGACGTGCCTGCAGCCGATCATCGGACTGCTGCCGACACTGATGTCGGTAATCGCGTCCCTGGTCCCGGTGCTCGTGCAACTGGCATCCATGTTCGCGTCGCTGGTGTCCGCGGTGATGCCGGTCGTCGCGATCATCGCGAAGGTCATTGGGTTCTTCGTGCAGCTTCTCGGCACGATCATCAACTTCGCTGCTCAGGCACTCGCGACGATCCTCGGCTGGGTAGCAGGCATCATCGCGGGATTCCTGAACATGGTGACCACTGTCGTGTCGACGGTGTCGGGATGGGTCGGCAACATCCTGGGGTTCTTCGGCGACCTCGTCTCCCGCGCGATCTCGTTCGTGACGGACATGTGGCAGCGCGTCACGACGGGGTTCTCCGAGGGCGTCAGCAAGGCCGTCGATTTCGTGAAGGAACTCCCCGGCAAGATCATGGGGGCATTCGCCGACGCCGGAAAGTGGCTGTGGGACGCCGGCAAGAAGATCATCGGCGGCCTCATCGACGGCATCAAGTCGATGCTGTCCTCGCTCGGGAACGCGATCGTCTCGATCTTCCCGTCGATCATCCAGGGCCCCGTCCGCCGCGTCCTCGGTCTGGCACTCGGCGGCCTGGTGCCGGGACTGGCGGCCGGCGGCATCCTCGATGCGCTCGGCGGCGGTGAGGTCACCGGAGCGACGACCACGATCCGGCCGGGTGGATTCATCGTCAACGCTGCCGCGACCCGCAAGAACAAGGCCCTGCTGAAGCAACTGTCGCCCCGCGGCCGTGTCCTGTCGGGCCCCGGCACGGGTACGTCGGACTCGATCACCGGCCGCTACAACGGGCGCGCGGTCGCTCGAGTGTCGAAGGGTGAGTGGTACGCGCCGCCGCAGGATGCCGCGCAGATCCTGCCGCTGCTGATGGCGGTCAACGCCGGGAAGAAGACCGTCGCGCTGGCGAGGGCTGCGGGTGGGCTGCTGCCTGCGTTCGCGCCGGGCGGCATGATCCCGACCGAGCTACGGGACCGCGCCCGCCAAGCCGTGCAGTCGGGCTACGTGTGGGGCGGTTGGGGCAACGGCTGGAACACCGACTGCTCCGGCCTCACCAGCAGCCTGGCGAACATGGCGACCGGACGCGCATCGGGCCCGGGTGAGGGTGAGCGCACCGCGACCGGCGGTATGCGGGCGTTCCTGGAAGCCAGGAACTTCCAGGACGGTGCGATTCCCGGTGCCCTGCAGGTCGGCTGGTCTGACACCCATTCGGCGGCGACGCTGCCGACCGGCGAGAACATCGAGCACACCGGACCCGAGGGTGCGCCGGCATCGTTCGGTGCGGACGCGAAGGGCGCGGACAGCCTGCCGAACGTGATGTCGCTGCCGATGGGCGGCGACACCGATTCGGGTGCACTCGGCGGCGGCCTGACCCCGGGAAGCACCGGTGGCGGTGGCGGGTCGACGCCGATCGGGTCCGGTATCGGCTCCGGGCCAGGCGGCGGAGCGTCGTGGGGCAACTCGGGCGGCTCGTCGAAGGCGAACAGTGCAGCCGACGCCGAGCGGATCGGTCTGACGCCGGTGTGGGTGGAGAACTGGCCCGCCCAGATCGGCGGAGGCGGTGGCACCGGTGGTCTGTCGGTGGGCGATACGACACCGAACGCCGGTGTCGCGCCCGCAGCGACGCCACCGGCGCCGAAGCTGACGGCATCGTCGTCGAAGAAGGACGTCGCGGCGGCGATCTACGCGAAGGCCCGCGACCGCGGCTACAGCCACGAAGAGGCGCTGGCGATCGTGTCGACGGCGATCCAGGAATCCAACCTCGACGCCAACGCGTCCGGTGGTGGTGGAGCGTGGCACGGCTACTTCCAGCAGGACGAGTCCTACCCGGACCGCGACGACCCCGAGGGCAACGTCAACGGGTTCCTCGACCGTCTCGACGAGAAGACGAAGGCCGACCCGAACAGCGATATCTGGAAGCGGATCTTCTGGCTGCAGCAGCGGCCGGGTGAGTCGTCGGCGGAGGCCGCGTACGGCAACGGCCGGCAGGCGTACCTGTCCGAGATCCAGTCCCGCCAAGGCGAAGCGAAGGACCTCGTCGGGCAGGTGCCAGTGACTCCGCAGGGCACCGTCCCGGTCACTGTCACCGATGACCAGACGACGGCGCCGCAGACACCTCCGCCCGCGACGACGACCCCGCCTGCTGATGCCGGACTGTCACCCGGCGGTACGCCCGCCGCGGACAAGCCGCTGTCGGAGTCGATGCCGTACGGGAAGGCCCGAGCTGACCAATACCTGCGCGAGCAGAACCTCGGCCCGGCGTTGCAGGACATCGGCGTCGCCGGCCTCAAGGAGACCTTCGGCGAGTTCGGCGACCTGATCGGCGTGAAGCCGTACGTCGAGCAGGGGATCGATCAGGCCGTCGCCTACCTGAAGCAGATCGCGGAGAGGAAGCCTGCGCCGTCGACGGTGAAGCTCGCCGACACCGTCAACAACTACGGGGACCCGCAGGAGACGAAGCAGAAGACCACCGCCGGGATGACCGCGGTGATGGACACCTACAGGGGAGATTGATCGATGGCGGCGTGTACGAGCGGCATCACGAACGCAGCGAAGGTCGTCCAGCTGATCCTGCGGGACCCGAGGACGAGGGAGGACCTGGTCGTTCTCGATGTCTTGCCGCATGCGGCGTTGGGTTCGGCGGGGTTTCAGGGGATCACGCTCGGCGAGAACATGAGCGGGTTGTATCGGGTACCGATCGATCAGCCGCTGAAATCGGCCGCGTACCAGGAAGGTGCGACGCCGTCGCAGTACCCCCGGAAGAAGGAACGCCGCCCGAAGGTCACGTTGCATGCGCAAGCATCGACGCCCGAGGCGTACGCGCAGGTTGAGACACTGCTGTGGACAGTCCTGTCGGTGAAGTGGGACTGCTACCTGCGGTCGTTCGAGCCTGACGGCACCTGGCGTGAACTGAAAGTCCGTCTGCTGAACGAGCCGGATGATCAGGTCCGCCGCTACCACGGGTCGATCACCTACTCCGAGTGGCAGTGTGAACTCCTCGCCTGCGACCCGTTCTGGTACGGGCCACCGTACGAGAAGCGGTTCACGCGCGCCGACATGACCGCGGTGAACGGCGGCTGGGAGATCGACGTCCCGATCACGAACCCGACCGACCAACTCGGTTTCATCGAGTGGAACAGCGGCGAACTCACCACGACGGAGACCTGGTCGTTCCAGGACGGCGAACTGACGCTCGACAACGGCGGTCCCGCGATGATTCCGCTTCCGCCGCTCGCGCCGCCGGTCACCGCCGCGTTCTGGGTGCAGACGTATCCGACCGAGATGCAGTTGTTCGTGCGTCGCTCCGACGGCGGTGAACCGTCGCAACAGTGGGCGCGCATGCGCAGCCGGACGTTCACGAAGGCGATCGCGGCGAACACCCCGCACGAACGCCCGATCCGGGCCCGTCTGGTGGGCGGCACCCCGGCGTCGGAGATGCTGCTGACGATCCCGCGGCGCTGGGACCGCCCATTCGGCGGGGAACTCCCGCTGGCTGCGCAGATGGTGAGCGCCTGATGCCGGCGACAGCGCAGGAGATGCGCGCGCAGCTGATGACGGACTACCAGGACTGGATGACGACGGCCCGGTCCCGGCCGATCGTCGAGATCTACGACAAGAACTGGGAGTCGTCGATCCCGATCCTGTCGGAGACGCAGGCCAGCTTCTTGCGCAAGCACAACGACACCGGGGAGGGCACGCTCGTCATCTTCGGGTCCGCGGCGGCCCGGCAGTATATCGTCGACGAACTCGGCGAATGGGAAGACCTCCACGTCCGCGTCCGGACCGGCTACTGGGAGTGGACCGGCAAAGCCTCGAGCATCGAGCACGAGGAGGACGCCGAAGGGTTCGAGTACATCTCGATCAAGTTCCTGCACGAGTTCGAGCACGTCAAGAAGATCATCGCCTACTGCAATCCGTTCTTCCCGGCCGAGTTGCAGTGGCCGAAGATCTGGGCGTACGCCGGCCCGTCCCAATTTGGGATCACGGCGATGATCTTCCTGAACCTCCTGCGACGGTTCGCGCTGCCGTGGACCATGAGCGACAACCTGTTCGACCCGGCGTCGTGGGTCGCGAACTTCAACCCGGCGAACTGGCCGATTGTCGTCGTCCCGAAGCCGGTGTTCACCGACACGTCCGGGTGGACGGTGCTGGCGACGCGTTTCGGGAACGTCTACGACGTCGTCGCGCCGACACTCAAGGACGCCGGCCTGCGTCTGCGGGTGTACCGGTGGTTCCCCGGGATGGCGCAACCCGCGCCCAATCACTACACGCTCACGAAGTCGACACTCGTGATCGACGTCGAGGACGTGTCCGGATACGTCGGCCCGACGGGCACCCTCCTCGACGGAGCGCTGCGTCTGGTGTCCGAGGTCGCCGACGACATGATCAACGAGGTCGTCAACGAGTGGACCTATGAAGAGTCCCCGGAGTACTCGGTCGGTGGGTGGCTCGGCACGACGCGCGAGAACCCGTGGGTCACCTTCCGCGCGCCGAGCAGCACGTACGGCATCTCAGGGGTGACGTCGTGGAAGTCGAAGGTCAACAAGGCGACCGCGTCGACGATCATCACTGGCGGCCATTCTCCGGACTGGATCAACGCGGGCATCAAGCTCCTGATGAACGCGGCCCTCGGCTATCTGGGCGCCCTGTTCGGGAACCCGGGTCTCGCGCTCGGGATCTTCGACAAGCAGGTCGAGGACGTCGTCCTCGCGTTCCATCGCGTCCACAACCCGGTGCGAGCGGAGAAGATGGGGGAGTGGGGGCCACCGTACGGTGAGCGGTGGGAATCCACCGGCGGTAAGGGATTCAGCCTGTCCGCGTTGCAGGCGATCCGCGTCGGCTTCTACCGCACCCGCGCCTACCGTGTCTTCGAAGCCACCGTGCAGGCCGGCCGCCCGTACTGGCCGGGCGCGCACTTCATCGAAGGCGACCGCGTCAACGTCGAGATGGGCAACACCGGCCGCCTGTGGACCGACCATGTGTCGGCGATCGGGTGCGAGTGGTCACGCGACTCCGACGTCGACTACCCGGTCACGATCGGTGACGGGCAGATCGAGGACACCCCGGGCGCGATGCTGTCGCGGCAGTTGGCGTCGGTGAAGGAGATAGTGCAGGCCGTCGGCGTCTCCTCGTGAGCGCTGCAGCGGTTTCGTGACACACTGGGTGCAGCGCTGCTGGCGGTAGGGGCCGAGCCACCTGAGGTGTGAGGTGTGCTCGGTTGTCCCGCCGAAAGAAGTCTCCGCTGCAGCGCGGCATCCTCCGCGACGACCAAGGCGTCGTCGTCGGCCGCCGCACTCAGCATCCGCACAGTCATCTGCTGACCGCGATCCCCACTGCGAACCCCGACTATCCGGGGATGCCGCCGTTCAACATGCCGGCGGAGATGAAGCAGCTCATCGCGATCCACGTCTTCGACAACCTCTATCCGGGGTTGCCGGAACCTCCGGCCGAGGGGGAGTCGTGGACGATCACCGACGCGGACGGCAATCACGTCGCGGACGTCGGGTCGTCGCGGTACCGGCTGGTGAACCCTACGGGCGACTCGAAGCCGATGGGCGGCAACGGCGAAACGTGGCTTGCGCACGCGGTTCCGGCCGAGGCTGCGGTGCCTGCGGAGATGGACGAGGACGAGTTGGCCGCCGTCCCGGACGTGGATGATCTGACGGAGGCGCAGTTCGCGGCGTTGCAGGCGAAGGTCGATCAGCGTCTCGAGGACGATGCTCGTCTGGCGGCGATGGATGCGCAGGCGCAGCCGACCGAGACCGAGTGGCAGAAGTGGCGGCGCGAGAAGTTCGGTCTCGACGGCGGTGATGAGTCGTGACGTCACCGGATCACCTGAGGCCTGACGGGACGCAGATCGGGACGACTGTCGGCCCGTACTACCAGAACGCCGACAATTCGGCGATCGGGCGCAGCAAGAACGCCGAGATGAACTCTCTGCTCGGCTTGATGCAGAACAACTTCTTCTTCCAGATCCTGGGCGGTTTCGCGTCCGCGGTCAGTGCCGTTGCGGACGGGATCACGTCCATCGTGGAGGCGATCACGGGGATTCTCGGCGGCACGCTCGGTGATCTCGATCGTTGGTCGAATGACATCGTCGACGGGCAGCTTGCCCTGAACGAGAGCGTGGACCTGTTGAGCCCGCTGCAGGACTACGGCTCGTGCTACGCCAAGGGCGTCGGCGGTCTCGTTACTATGGGGAAGGTCCCGTTCAACCAGCAGATCGGACCTATGACCGGCTGCCACCTCGCCTCAAATGGGATCGTTCTGGACGACAAAGGGCTGTGGGATATTCGGGCCCGGTTGTGGTTCAGCTATACCCTGTCGCCGCTCAACGGGGTCATCAACTGGGAAATCCGAATCGTCAAGGACAGTGACGGGTCGATCTTCTCAGTGCAGCGCGATCAGGTCGAGGACACTGCGGTGAACTCGCGCGAGATAAACACGACTGTCGTGATCCCCTCGGCCGGATATCGGGCTGAGGTGTGGGTGACGAATCTTGCGGCGGCCCGCGCTGTTCAAGGTGGCTCTGAGTTGAACCGTCTTACCGCGCAACACATCACGCGTTCGACTGATTTTCAGATCCAGGATTGAGGCTGTCATGACTGTTCTGTTCGACAGGGTGAGTGACATCGCGGGTGCGACTGAGCACACGCCGATTGTGTTCTGGGCTCCTGAATTGCGGGAATCTGATAGCGGCGACGGCATTGTGACGTTGCAGCATCATTCGGTGTACGCGGAGAACGGTGAGTTCACGACACCGGATATGGATGCCGGTCCGGCGGTCGTGCAGATCGGTGTCCGGCAATACCAGATCACAATTCCGGAATCACCGGACCCGATTCGTTTGTGGCCGC